TGGCCAGGACGTTGCCACCAATGCAGCAGTTACCTTTGGTAGCGTAGCAACTGGAGCAATAACGCTTGATTCTGGAACTGGTGAACTCAACACTTCGACTCAGCTTGTCACCGTGAACACGGTCACAACAGTTGACAGCTTTGATAAAACAGTCTACAGAACAGCTAAGTACCTTGTCCAAGTAACTCAGGGATCAAAGTATACGACTTCAGAAGTATTGCTTGTTCATGATGGAACTGATTCTTACCTGTCAGAATATGCAGTAATTGAATTGGGCGGAACAGTTATTCCTTTAACAGTATCAACTTCAATCTCGGCAGGAAATGTGTTGCTAAGAGTGACAATTACAGACGCAGCATCAACAAATGCTACCGTTAAAGTTGCAAGAACACTTATAGCAGTGTGATATAATAATATAAGTTTTACAATTTAATAATACAATTAAATTTTAAACTAGAGGGACAGTGAACTTTAGTGGCGAATAAAGATTTTATAGTAAAAAATAGTCTTGTTGTTGGCTCTACCGTAACTATCAACGGTATTGAGCTAGATCTGGCTGGTATAACTCCCGGACAAGTATTAACCTATGACGGTAATAAAATTTCTGCTACAGACATAGTAGATTCGTTACCATCCGTAATATCTTCATACTCCCAAACTATTGGCGATGGATCAGCTACAGAGTATACGATTACTCACGATCTTGGTACTCGAGATATAGTTGTTTTTGGCTACGTACTGGGTACGGAACAGAACAATGATGCAACGCCCATTTACGTATATGTAAAACAAAATATTAAATTTAGATGGGAAGCTACAAGTATTAGTGAAGCAAAAATTATTTTTGAAACACCACCAACGTCTAATTCAGTAGATATATTAATACTTTCTGCTGGTGAAGAAATATATTTTTCTGAAATTATTGGTGATGGTTCTAGTTCTAGTATTGAATTAAATCATAATCTTGGATCAAGAGATGTAATTGTTTGCGTTAGAAACAATAGTTTTCCATATGAAGTGGTCGAAGTTGCTGTTCAATCTTATTCAACACAAAAAGTAATTTTAGATTTTTCAAAAGCACCTTCAAATGACTCTCTCGTTGCTACAGTATTTTTGCCATTATCGGGATATTATTTTGGTCAAATGGCTGGCGACGGCAGTGCGCAAAATATATATATAAATCACAAATTAAACACAAGCGATATTGGAGTTGTAACAAGAGATACTACTGGGTTGTTTGATATTACTGAAACAATTTATTCTATAATTGATGATAATAATATTATTATTCACTTTACTTCGCCCCCTGGTGCTTTTGACCGCTTTGTTACAGTTTTTGCAGGATTAGGAGGAAAAAAAGATCAAGTATCTTTTGATGATATATCAGTAGATGTTCCTCAATCTCCATCTAGTCCAGGAAAATACGGAGATATGGCGTGGGACGAAAACCATATTTATATCTGCATAGCAACAGATACTTGGAAAAGAATGCCCTTGTCATCTTGGAATTAATATGCTATAATTATTTTCATGCCTGTAGAAGAACAACAAATCAACATAACAATCCCTAAAGAAAAGCTCGAACAGTGGAATGTATTCTTTGCACTTCCTTGTTATGACTCACATGTAACAGAGCCTTTTATGATGAGCTTTTTACAAGCTTGTCTTTATTTTAAAGAAATAGGTTTAAAGTATTCAGTCTGCACAATATCTGATTCTTTGATCAACCGCGCAAGAAATAATCTTGTTGCCAAGTTCATGGGCAGTCCAGACTTTACCCACATGGTATTTATAGATGTCGATCTTCAATTCGACAAAGAAGCTATATTAAAGTTATTGTGGCACGATAAAGATGTCATGACTGCATCTTACCCAATCAAGGAAATTAATTGGGACAAGGTAAAAGAGGGTGCACAAGCTGACTTGCCAGCCCAAGATCTCATGGAATACGCTAGTAGATACGTAGTTCATATGACAAAGCCAGGAGAGACTCAATTAAATATTGATAATGGCGCAATTGAATGCTACGAAGCTGGAACTGGTTTTATGCTCATCAAGCGTCAAGTATTTGACAAGATGTTTAAAAAGTATAAAAAATTAAAATACAAAGATGATACAGGAGCCTTACACGGTGCAGAAGCAGAGAACGCTTATGCATTATTTAACTCTTATGTAGATGACGATGGCAGATTTTTGTCTGAAGACTATGGGTTCTGTCGTTACTGGCAGAAGATGGGTGGAAAAATTTGGGTAGATCCAACAATTAATTTGACCCACTTTGGCAGAGTCAAATATGTTGGAAAAATGTTAGAATTTTTAAAGAGAATAACACAATAACTTTTAAGTTTCTGCATTACTATATCCCTAGTTGATTTTAATGAATTTACACTAGGAGTAACATGGCCCGCTTAAGAATTGAAACCGCACCTGAGATTACCGTATACGACGAATCTTTTGTAATTAAAGCAGCTGCTGGAGCAAGTGCTCCGTTGGCAGAATTTAAAAACTCATCTGGTACAGTAGTTGGCAATATAGCATCAGATGGTACATTGAATGTTCTTTCCGTTGTCAGCTCAAATGCAGGCACAACATCAACCTCACTTGCTACAAGGGGATATGTAGATTCGTTAACAGCAGGAATTAACTGGCACGAAGTTGCAAATTTAGCAACAGCTGCAGCACTGCCAACAGCCACTTATGCTAATGGTACAAATGGCGTAGGAGCAACTCTTACTGGTGATTCAAATGGCAGACTAACCGTTGACGGTTCACAAGTCACAACTGGCCAGGCTATATTGGTTAAGAATCAAGCAAACGCTGTTCATAATGGTATTTACACAGTAACCGAACAAGGTGCTACATCAACAACTGCATTCATTCTCACACGTAGAGCAGACGCAGATAATAGCTTAGCTGGTACACTAAAAACCGGTGATGCACTTCTAGTTCTTTCTGGATCAACAAACTCTGGTCAAGGTTTTATTCTTACATCAACTGGCTCTGGCACTGCTGGTGCATTTGTTCTTGGCACTGATAGCTTAACGTACACCCAGTTCACTGGAACAGCAACTTTATCTGCTGGTGACGGCATGACAAAAACTGGAAATCAACTTGATGTCGTTACTGCATCGAGTAACAGAATTGTAGTCAATTCTGATAGTATTGATCTTGCTACAGTTAGTCAGACAAATACCTCTGGCTCAAATACTACCTCTTTTATTAGTGCTCAGACCATTGACTCATATGGAAGAGTAACTGGAACACAAACATCTTCAGTATCTTTTGTTGGCTATGCAACTCTAGCTAGCCCGGACTTAACTGGAGTGCCTACTGCACCAACAGCAGCCGCAAGCACAAACAATACTCAAGTTGCCACCACCGCCTTCGTGGCCGATGCAGCTATTCTTAAGACTGCAGCAAATGCTAAAGGTGACATTTTTACCGCTACAGCAAATGATACTCCAGCTGTTCTTTCACTTGGAACAGACGGATATTATTTGAAAGCAAATTCATCAGCAGCAGCAGGAATTGAATGGGGTGCTATTCCAACAATCAATAATCTCGATGATATTGGCGATGTAACTATAACCGGTAATGCAACAAACCAATTCCTTAAATATAATGGTTCTGCCTGGGTTAACTCGTCAGTTCCAACGATCAACACGCTTGACGATGTTGGTGATGTAACAATTACTAGCGCATCTGCAAACCAGCTTCTTCAGTATAATGGTTCCGCTTGGGTCAACACTTCTAATCCAACAGTTGGAGGAAACCTTACAGTTTCTGGAAACCTTACAGTTTCTGGAACAACAACAACGCTTAATACAGAGACTTTAACGATTGATGATAACATCATTATATTAAATAATAATGAAGCAGGAACTCCATCACAAAATGCTGGTATTGAAGTTGAGCGTGGTACATCCACAAACGTAGCTCTTCGTTGGAATGAAACAACAGACTGTTGGGAATTCACAAACGATGGCACAAACTATCAAAGAATCATTACTGACACAGTCACCAATGCCCAGACAGCTAGCTATACCTTAGTGTTAGCAGACAGTGGCAAGATGGTTGAAATGGGCGTTGCCTCAGGAAACGCTTTAACAGTACCACCTAACTCTTCAGTAGCCTTTCCTATTGGCGCTACACTCACAGTTCTCCAAACTGGAGCTGGTCAGTGCACGCTAACAGCCGGTGCTGGAGTAACACTTAACGGTACTCCTGGACTTAAGTTGCGTACGACTTGGTCATCTGCTACACTTATTAAACGCGCAACTGATACATGGGTTGCTCTAGGAGACTTGGTATCATAATATGGCTGAAAATACTGGTAAAAAACAAAATAGAAAAGCTCCTAAGCCTACAGTAGCAGCACGGAGCAGCTGACTCAGCAGCCAATACCACAATCACAAATGCTGGCTTTACTGTCGGTTCAGTAACTGATACCGCTACAGCAAATGCTGCGATATTAAATCAAGTTAAGACTGCTCTTACCGATACTACCGTAACACCTCTGGGTACAGCTATTTCTTATGAAAGACACGCTCCGTTTTTTCCTCCATACTTCCCTCCATACTTCCCACCGTATTTCCCACCTTATTTCCCACCATGGTTCCCACCATTCTTCCCACCGTTTTTCCCACCGTTTTTCCCACCGTTTTTCCCACCATTCTTTCCACCATTCTTCCCACCATTCTTTAAGTAGAATCTAATTATAGAATAGTTTAAAGAATGATAACTAATTTGGCGGACATATGGAATCTAATTCCTATGTCCGCTTTTTTAGTTTGTTGTTTGATAATAAATTATTTACAAAATAATGAAAAATTTCTTTCAATATTTAGAAAAAACGGATCTATTAATCCAAAAGAAAGTTATAGTTCTGGTCAGTTAATACAAAGTGGAATAAGTTTTATTATCGCAATTGGTTGGATCTATTTAATAATTACAGAGATTAGATTCAATGTTTGGAGTAATATACCAATTAGAACATTGGGGCTAATGTATTTAGCTTCAGATATAATGGCCCTAATCAAGAGTGACAACCTGCTTCAGAAGTCTACAAAGTACCATCATTACGGCGCTATAGCTATGGCTATTATGGCACTATGTGTTGACTTTCAGCAGTCAAACATTGGCCAACTTGGAGCATCATATTGTTTCACAGCAGCAGCAGCATCATCTGTCAACACATATTTGGCCCTAAAGCTTTATTATAATGTAAGCTGGCTAAAGGTAGTAGCCAAGTATAATTATGCAGTTACCTTTACTGCAAATATGACTTATCATATTTTAAATTGGCAAAAAAACTTACCAGGATATATATATCTTATAATAATAATTGGCCCAATATGGGCAGATATAACACTTTTAAAATCTTTATTTCGTAAAGAAAAATTACAATAATTTAGTTATAGTATAAAAAGAAGGGGTGGTAAATCTTTCGCCACTTATAACTTTTTTCACACCATGTAGATAATTAATATCTCCAGGATGAGCTACAGCTAAACCAGGTTTCGGCTTCACTTCCAGATCATGTTGAGGATAGTATAACTCCCCACCTTCAAAACCATCGTTATAATAGATTAATGAATTAAGATCATATGTGGGAAAAGGATTTGGCGAACCATCATTTAGTTGCTTATCAGCATGCGGTTGCTGCTCTAGTCCAGGGAACCACCTAATGATAACCGGTGGTCTAACAGAAACCTGAACTTTAAAAGTATCTTCTAAAAGATATTTCATTTTTAAAATGTATTTGTCCACTAAATTATAGACATCTAAATTAATTCGATTAAGGATATCATAGCTACATTGTCTATTCGACCAGTATGAAGCGTCATAGGTGCAGGTTCCGTCCTCAGCATATTGATTTTCTCCAGCATCCATCCATTCATTGATATTGGGTAAAAAGTTTTGTATAGTTTTTAAATCATCTAACTCTACAAAGTTTTCTACAACAATGATATTATCTTTAGATGAGCCAAAATAACCTGGTTCCACTAAAGACTTATCGTCTGACTGAAAATCCATATGCACTCCTTGGCTTTGTTTTGTGATATAGTATATCACTAAGGAAAGAATCAATCTACAAAAGGAAAGAAAATGGAATTTTTTCACGTAGGCGCCTGCGCTAATCCGGAGGATAACAAAAAGTTTGGAATTTATTTGTATAGAAACGCCATTCCAAGAGAGCTTAATATTCCAGAAAGATTAGAAGCTGCAATTGGTGATAGCACACATGAGTTATTTAAGTGGTCTGAAGCAATGGTCGGGTATAATGCAAAAATGCCGGAGTATAGAGATTGTGTTGACTTGAAAATGAGCCCATATCATTGGCCATATCTTACTCCAGAATTTGAAGAAGTTAAAAAATGTTATGAAGATGTCGAAACGCATCTCAGAAAATGCCTAACGCACTATGAATCTCTTTACAATTTTAAGATGGACTATATGGAGGCAATTAACTTCGTTAGATATAATCCAGGCCAACATTTTTCAATACACGCAGATCACGGTTTTTCCTATAGCTGTACTGTTTCTTCGGTAATATATCTAAATGATGATTATGAGGGCGGGGAACTATGGTTCCCTTACCTGGATATTAACTTCAAACCTCAAGCAGGAGATATTATTATTTTCCCATCTACTTTTATTTACGCGCATGCTTCCTTAAAGGTCACTAGTGGCACTAAATATTCAGCAGTCACGATGTTTGACTATAACGATAATAATCACAAGTATGCTATCGGACACACTTCCGATGGACCTGTGTCTGATAAAACTGCAGGCATAACAAAAGGTATGAATCAGCCCATAGTCTACCCAATGCCGGGCCAGTCATGATAGAGCAAAATGAGATCCCATTCCTTCAGACATTTGAAGAATCATTGTATGACGTGCCTATAAACTCTATCAACGGAGAAGAAAACATACTATCTAAATATAAGGGGAAAGTTACTCTGATTACAAATGTAACAGGAGAGTGCGCCAACTCAGCACAATACCCAATTATTGAGTCTTTATACCACGAATATAAGGATCAAGGCTTTGAAGTACTAGCTATACCAAGTACAGATTTCTGCGAGTTTGCATACGGAGAATTTGCAGATACAAGTGCAACAGCAGAAAAGATGCAAGCACACATGCAGAGTCATTATAAAACAGATCTACCATATACCGAAATGGTAACCATCAAAAAAGATGAAGACACTGGTTCAGTCCCACATAAGCTTTATGAAATTCTTCAATTTGGTGGTTTTCCAGCAAATGGTGGACCAGTTCAAGGTAACTTTGAGAAGTTTATTATCTCTAGAGATGGCAAAAAAATGTACAGATTCTGTAACTCTGACCTTTTAGATTTGGCGTTCGACGCTGGAAATAGAAAAACCAACTCTAATCAAGCTTTAATAAATGTTAAGGCAGCAATTGAAGTCATGTTGGAAGGATTGGTATAACAAATGACGAAAGTTACACTAACTAAAACACATCAAAATCCACCAAGTATAGTCCAGTCTAGATTAAAAAGAGACTGGATGGACAACACATATAAAAAGCATGCCTACCAATGCCTGCCTATGACCACTGCCAATGTACATGGATGGGAAATAATACTCCCCCAGGATGTAGTAGTTCAATGGGATGGTGGAAATACTAACGTAAAAATTCTCAGTGGTGAGACCTACAAGGATAGAACACTCGCGCATGGTGGAATTGTAGGCATGGTTTCTTTTTCTATTGGGTGGATCTTTGGCACTGAAGAGGGTTATGGAACTTGGATTAGCGGTTCTCCAAACTACATGCTTGATGGAGCATCTCCATTGTCTGCAATTATTCCAAGTAGCTGGTGGCCAGATGAATCCCAAATGAATTGGGCTATTGATAAAGTAGGAGAACCAGTTACATTCCCAGAAGGAATGCCGTTTGTATTCTTTAATATTTTCCAAAGTGATTTACTTGAATCAGTAGAGTTTGAAGTAAACAATCTTTGGGATAAGCCAGAATTAATGAATGCTCGAGCAGCATATGGGGACGCAAAAATGAAGAAAAATGTAGAAGAACCCTGGACTTGGATGAAAGGCATCAAAACTGGTTTAAATGAAAAAGGTGAAAGAATTGGTCCAGCAAATTCTGGTTTATTAAAATTAAATAATCCAGAATTTTAGATATCAAAATTGAAGTATCCTAGTTACTATTAACACGTAGCTTAATTGAAAAGGTGAGGAAAAATGGCATTTACAAATATAAGCAAATCAGATAAATTAATTGCTCTCAATGCAGCAAAGGCTGAATTTGAGCGTGACTTGTACAGAAATTTAACTAGACTTGGTGTTGACGCCGATGTCTACGATGTTGACGGCTTTAGTTTTGATCCTAATGCTTCTTCAGAAGATACAGATCCAGAATATAAAATAAAAGAACTAATTGCTAGCACAATTGAAAAACTAGCTGTAACCAACGAAAAAATATCTAACCTTTAATAAGGGAGCATTATGCAAAATGTAAGCGCAGAAGAACTGCTTTCTGTAAAAAACAAAGCTATTACATATTTAGAGAAATCAACATATATGTTAGCTACTCTTCTGGGGATTGACTCAGACGAGCTTTCTTCATCAATGGAAAAGCCAGCTAGCATATTAGATTCTAACCAGGAATTAGCGTTTCAGTCTTTGATTAATCAAGTTACGATTCTTGACGGATTAAAGGACTAGTAAAATATGTCGAATCCAAACTTAATTAATGAAGATTCTCTTGGCATTATACAAGAAGCAAATAATTACGCAGTTTGGTCCAAAGAAGACGGTTCTTATAAATTTAATGACGGTTCACTTTTTCAGTGCGCAGGTCTTTTTTCACCATCGGTAGCACTGATTCAGGATAGTATACAAATAGAAGACGAAGATTTAATATAAAGATAGGATTTTTATGCCGTTCGATGCTCAAAAAAATATAAGCTACATAGAAAAGCAATTGGCCTATTTCATGTTTATGATTGGGTTAGATCCAGAGCTACTAGACACAATAACAATTGATGAATTGCTGAGCGCTGCAAGAGATTTGTCAAAAGTTGATAAAGAATCTTCATCTGCTTTTGTTGTCGGTCAAACGCAAATGCAATATTATACAGGTGCACCAGAAGATGCATACCTAAAACACCAAAGATTATTTTTAATATTAAATATTAGAAGATTTTGGTATTGGCGTCAATTAGCAATAGGAGCTTTAAACCATGGATAATAATAAATTTTATTTTTCTAGACTGGAACAACTAGTTAAGTATAAGGCACTTGATATTCAAGATACTATTGATATATCCAGAAAAGTAAATGATTACATTACTACTCTTCCAATAGACAAAAGAAGAGAAGCAATTGGTAAAGATCTTGTTACTTGGTTTTTTGAGGTTTTTTCAGCAGAAGATTCCGTATGGAATGAAACTGTTGCATCTGAATATACTTCATCGTACGTAGAGATGTTATATCTAGCAGCAAAACCTACAAAAACCCTTATGAGTAATCCAGCTTTTAATTACGCCATCGCTAAGTTAATGAATTCTTCAACAGATCTTACGCTTGTAAATAACTATCATGTTGATTATCTAGAGCATTGTTTAGCCGATGAAAATGTTTCTTGGAATTATGAAGTAAAGACAATGCAAGATGTAGAAAACGAAGATCTTGGTCAATTTGATTTTATTTTTATAGGCACATTTGATATTTGTCATGATGTATCTCTTGTAAAAAACTTCTGTAACGCATTAAATTCCGGCGGCACTATGGTGATATCACATACAAACGACGATTTAAGAGCCTATAGCCCGGAGATCGAATATACTTCAGCATACGAAATGCATGAGAGCATAAAGTCACTATCTGGTCTTAACGTATACCATATCCCAACAGCACCTGGACATACTGTAGTCATTAAGGATTAATTTTACATGAT